GCGTCGTGGTTGTTCTCCTCCACCAGCCCCGTGATGCGCTTGACCCCGCATTGCTCGAAGGCGTAGTGGAACACATACCAGAGGAAGTCGCGCGTCATCCACCGCTTGCCGGGAACCGCAGCGACGTGCATGTTGATGTTCGCGCCGTTGAACCCCTCGAACCACACCCCGGCAATGATGTCCACCGTGCGTTCTTCGTGGTGAACGTCCACCAGCGCCACGCCGCGCCCGGCGGTGAACGCGCCGTGCGAGTCGCACCGCTCCTCCATGAACTGCGAGAGTTGGTTTTCGCAGTTGATGGCGATTTCCTTCACAGCACACCGCCCTTTTCCGACACCACATCTGTCGTGATCCAGAACGTGTCGAACGAGGACTGCATCTTCAGGATGGGGGAGGCGCAGAACCCAACGCGATCCACCGAGTACCAGTTGTGGACATTCACCAGCCCGCCACCCCACTTGCCGCCGTCCCACACCGCCGTGTCCCACACCGACCCCGCCGCCTGAACATACGCAGGCGGCTCCGCGAGCGTGCCCGCATCCAGCTCGTAGTCCGTATTGACCGAGATGTTGACGCCGGGGTAGCCGGCGGCGTTGAACACCGGGCGGATCATCGTCCACCGCTTCTGTAGGCCGGGCGGGCCGAACGGTGAGAACGCCTGTTGGCAGTAGCCGGTGATGGAGTCGCCCCCATCGGCTGCTGTGAAGTTGTCCAAGTTGCCGTACCACGCTTGGTATACCTTCCCGACGCCGCCGTAGAACGGCTCGTTGTTCAGCAGCCCGAAGCAGCGTGCGTCGTAGCCCTTGAACTGCGTCCAAGCGTGCGTGACTTGATTCATCACATACTGTCTGTTGCCTTCCCCGGTCACGGGCACGTTCAGCATGACGAGCTGGTGGCGGTTGACCACCATCATCTCCCACCCGAAATTCTCGTTGTACGCGGTGACATCCTCGGACAGTCGGAGCTGGATGATGTCGGTGACGGCACCGGCCATCAGCACCTTCGACTGAGAAAGCAGCGCGGACATTGGGTAAATCCCATCCTCGCACAGCAGCCACAAGTCGGACCCGTACTTGATGAGGCAGCGCCGGTTGAAGGTCGCGCCGATCTGGTATGTTCCCGCGAGCTGGAAGGTGATGATGTCGTCGGGGTCGTACCCGGAGAACAGCGCGATGTCGCCCTCGGAGGACACGAACACCGTGTTGTCCACCATCCCGCCGCCCGACTCCGTTGACCATGTGTTGATGGCCTGCAAGAAACCGCCGCGAGGGAACACCTCACCCACGCCGAAGCGACTCACTTCGCCTTGTATCTGGTCAACCGGCAAGTACCACGCATCGCCGGAGTCTTTCTGCACGAACCAGAGGCGGCGGTGCGAAATAACGACGTTGATGAAGTCCTTGGGGTCGAAGTTCGGGTAGTCCGTGACGTTGGCGGTGATCGCCAGCGTGGCCCACGCCGTGCCGTCGTAGTACAGCGGGGTGTCCGCGCCGTTCACCGCGATGAGGTACGAGCCGAACTGGTTGGTGAGACTGACCCATTGCCACCGCGCGTTGCTGTTGCCGGTGTGTACTGCTGATTTCCCAGCGCCGCCGATGTTGCTGGTGGTAACGTCATAGAACGCCTGCCCCGTCGCCGCGAACATCTTTTCAACACCATCGGCACCGTGGTACGTCATCAACGTCTCGACCGGCAGATCGGTGTTGGCGAGGAAGTCCTCAGCCCATTGCTGGTAGCCCTTGCGAATCCGCACCCCGTACTGCAACGGGTACAGGTTCAACATGTTGATCGCTTGGTTCGGCTCCATCTGCGCCAAGCTGTCGCGCGCGTTCAGCCCGCCCACCGGAGCGGGTAGTGTGGCTGCCTGCCCAACAGCGGGCTGCCGGCGCGCGTAGATGGTATCGCGGGGCATGGCTAGTTCGGACTCCAGTTACCGTCCGGCACGTTGTAAATGGTGATGAGCGGGAACGCAGGCTCACGCGCCAGCGACAGGATCGGCGCACCGCTGTCTTGCGCGAGAGCGTCGTCGAGGTTCGACTGGAACTCTGCGGCGAACGCGGTGGTGTCAAACCCCTTGACTTGGAAGAACCGCAGTTTCACCCCGGAGATCATCAGCCGGTCATCGAAGATGCAGGAGTCCGTGTCGTTGGTGGCCTTCGGGATCGGCTGACCCGCGCCGGTCTGCACCCACCACTTGCTGACGTAGTAGTACGACAGGTCGAGATGCGGACCCGGTTGTGTGTCGGCGGTGGGCACCGGCCAGATTTCCAGCGTGTTGCCCACCAGACGGAAGCGTTCGCGCGGGCCGGTGGAGAGGATGCCGGACTTGAGCCATTGCCATTGCTGCGGCGTCTCCGGCCCGATCATCGGCCAGCGGTTCGTGCGATCCCATTCAGTCTGTGAAATGGGGCGGGCGAAGTCATCCGGCAGCGGGTAGGTGCCGACATCCGGCTGCGTGACTATCGTATGTTCACGGAACAGCATGCGCCACACGCGGCGCTTCACCAGCATTTCGCCGGTGACGTTGTAGAGCGCCGCGAGCTGCGCCGCCGTCAAGTCGTATGGGTTCCCGAACGCCGATGTCGGCTTCGGGACGCCCATTTCACTTGCGGCTGCTTGGACTATTTCCAGAATCGTGCTGTTCGGCATGGGTGCCCTTTGCGGAACTGGTGGCGAAGGCCACCGCGTACTCGGCCATCTGCTTCTGCAACACCGTCATCTGCTCTTTCAGCTTGCGGTTCTCCTCCGCGAGCGCCTGCACGCCCGCCGCACCCTTGGCAGCATCAAGGTACGCCTGCGCCTTCGCTTTCAGCGCGTGGAAGTTCATCAGCTTTGCACCGTGGCCGTCGGCGCAGGACGCCAACTGCTCCACGGTGTGTATGTTGAGGTAGAGCAGCTCCTCTGCCTGCCCGCGCGTGACCGCCGGCCATTCGCGGATCGGCATACCCGAGTGCGTTTGCGTCTCTTGACTCGTAAACTGCTGCCACAGGCGCGGGAACCGATTTTGGTACTGCTTGTCCGCTACGGTGTCGATGACGGTGTTCTTGTCGCCCGGCACCAGAATCTTGACATACGGCACATCCTTGAACACCGGATGGCCCACCTCCGCCGACTTCTCCGCGTCCTCCAACGTCCCCATGTAGAACTTCACATACAGGGTTTCGTCGCCGTTGTTTTGTGGTTCTCGTTGCATGTCCATGTGTATCCCCTCTCTGGGTGTTGGTTAAGCCGTAAGTATGTAGAAGGTTGAAGTGCTCAGCTCAATGGCGCTGGTGCCAGCGACACGACTGATTCGCAGCTCGAACACGGTGGAGGCTCCCTCCACTCCCTGCACTATTGCGGTGATGACAATAGTCACGCGCAACGCTTTGTTGTCCGCCGACACCTCCGCGCGGTACGGAGTGGCAGCACCATCGCGGTAAAGCTGCACTACCAACTCCGTCGTCACCGGCACGACGACGACGCCTTGCGCGCCCATCTGGAACAACCCCGGACCGTGTACTACCAGATCGCCGGCGAGCAGGTTTGCCGTAACCCGCGTGCCTATTTCGTACTCCGTGCCGCCTGCGAATATGATGCCCGTGGGTGTCTGATCCACTACGGGGATGGTGTACGTCGTGGCACGCTCCATCACCGCCCCTTCCGGGGTTATCGTGTCAATCAGATCACGCAGCCACGCACGCAGGGACGTTGGGACGATGAGGCCCGCGAGCGCCCTGTAGAACTGTGCTGCGGTCCTAAGCGCCACTACTCACCTCCGAAGCGGCACGGGGTTTCCCCCGTGCCGTAGTGCGGTGCGTCTTACAGCGTGGCAGCCGAGCCAACGAGCCAAACGTAATCACCGACAGCCAGCGTAACGCCGGTGTCGTTGATCCAGTTGTTGCCCGTCGCTGCCGCGACCGTGACGCCGTTGGTGATGCCCGCCGCCACGCCCGCTGCGATGGTGCCCGCCGCCACGCGGCAGAACTGCGCGAGGTCGCGGTTGTCGGTGGCGGAATTGGCTGCGGTTGCAACGGTGCCGAGTGCGAACGGCGCGTCCTTGTCGCTAGACGCGCCAACGGTGCCCGAAGGCTTCCAGACGTTTTTCGGCGTTGCGCCAATCAGTCCTTGGGAAATAACGCTCATGGTTCGATGCTCCTATGCGTATGTGGAATGAGTGTCAAAGGCGTGATAAGGGTCAACTATCGGCCATGACTCCCTGGAACTGTGCGCCGGAACAGGTGAGATTCCCGGCCCACGCCAAGAGCTGAACCACGGCGTCTTGGTTGACTGAGTACCGCTTGCTCGGATCGAGCGGGACGAAGTTGCGGTCGCGGTGCGGACGCAGGAACAGGTACTTCGTGTTGAGGAAGTACGCTGCGTTCACCGGGGCGTAGCCACCGATACCGCCGTCCAGCACAACGTCCGCGCCCATGTACTGAATGGACGGGAAGCCGAGTTTCGCCATCTTGCTTTCGCTGAAACGCTGAATGGCTTGCAGCGACTGCATGAACAGCGCCCAGTAGCCGTTGTCCATCATAATCAGATCGACGTGATCCGATCCGCGAACGGTCTGCGCGTACAGGCCATTCATGCGTTGCTGGATGTTGGCTGCGGTGGCGGTGGCGGCGATGGCCGTCTTGTTCTG